TGGGGAGCAGGCATGTCAGCGTATCTACGCCCGACATTATCAAGTTCTATTTGGAACTGCTGCATATATTGACTAGCCATTAAAGGATCTTCCTGCTGCAAATAGGCTTTTGAAAGACCATATGTGGTTAAAACCGCATGAAAAGGATCAGGTAAATCAGGTTCAGTCTCATTCGTAACACCTTCACCAAAAGGTGAAGCATTGCGAACAGCACGAACATGCACCGTATATGCCCCATCAGGCATAGGATAAAAGCGAACTACATCATTCCATAGACTCCATTCCCAAGGTTCACTTGAAGAAAGAACGTCTAAAGGATAATCTGCATCCGCAGCATCGTTACCTACATACTGCAATACGTGATCGTCGGTACGCATCGCTATTATTTCTCTTAGTCCCTGCGTTACAGACGCTCCAATGGTAGCCAAAGAATAGTCTTTTGTAGCAGAAACTGTATCAAATGTGGTCAGAGTCTCAAAAAAAGGCCAGCGTTTTTCGCTGAAAACAATAGTGTCAAATCCCTGTCCGAGCATATTGTTCAAAACTGTGTCAGAAACATCAGTTGAATCAATATCTATAACGGATCGGATCTGATCACGCATTTGTTTTATTGTCATTCCCATTAAGAATTAGCCTTTTCCACTTGCCGAGTATGTCCGACACAAAGATCAGACCCGCGGATGGGGCGCGCTTTACACGCTGCCCCATCACGGGTTAAAGAAGAACAAAAGTTACTATCCGCTGGGGGAGCCCAGTCAGCATATTCGCTTACACCCGCTACGGGTCGCGCATTCTTAGATTGAGCGCCGATACGAGAGGATGGAGGTCTTCCATTCGTACCCGCTAAATACGCTCCAGATTTGGATGCAATTGAATACCTGTTAGACATGTAACTCCTTGTTCTGATTAACGGGGTGGCTACTGCCACCCCACTAATCTAGTCTGTTAGACCGTAAAGCATTCCCTGACGAGAACGGTTGCTTACAGTCAAGTTTCCGTAACTCAAGATTTGCGCGTAGCGTGCATCTTGGTTAGTTGGACGCACGAACGGAGTTGGTTTGAACCAAACGTCGCTATGTGCAACTAGACGGATGTATTTGGTGTTCAAGAAGAACATTTTGCCAGCCAAATCCGTGTGTGCATCAAAGGTCACAGGAGCGCCTTTGTACAGAAGGTTTTGGAATCCAGCATCAGCCACATTAGCGTCGGTATAACGCAGTTGTGGTTGGAGAAGTGATTCATACTTCTCGTATTCATCTTGATCGGTAATGATAATGGTTGGTTGATCGTTACCAACTGAAACGGTGTTATACATTGTTGCCATAGCAGCAATAGTAAGTGCTCCGCCTTGGTTGGTAAGAGTTGATCTCCACCATGAGTTATCAGAATCGGTGGCATCAATTCCACCAATAGCGCTACCTGAATCATTGCCAGTTCCGACTAAGGCGTTCATGCCTAACCAGTCTTTACCGCCGTTTCCTGCACCATTTGACCAGAACATTGAGTTCATGTTTTCAATGATGGTTTCTTCAGCCTGCATGATTTTACCTTCAAGCAGGTCAATGATTTCGGCTTCGCCGTTATTCTTTGCTTCTTCAATACCGTTGATCGTTACAGTGGCAGCATACTGTTTCCAGTCATACTCAGCGGCGGTTATGCCAGTCTGAGCATCTGTAGAAATAGTATCTGAACCACTATAGGAAGCAGCGGTACTATTTGTTCCGTAGATGATAGGAACAACGATTTTTGCACCGCCACCTATGCGACGAATGGTTTGTCCATTTGTTAGCGCATAAAACAGTGGGCGAGCAGAAAATACGTTGTCTGTCAACTTAGGAATGTAGTTTTTCAACGTAGTTGAAAGTATTGCATCAAAATCGCTATTTCCAGCAGCCATGATTAAATACCCTTTCCTTTAATAGTTAATAGTTAATTTTCTTCTAAAGCCAGCCGATATGCGTCTTGGATAGATGAAACTGCACGAGCAGCCTTCTCAACATTTCCTGAAGTAGAACCACCTGTAGTTGAATCAACTACATTTGCCGCACGCTTTTCATCAACAATGTCAGCGTTCCGAGCCTTATCTTGCATAGTTTCATAAGTCATATGCGTGTATGCGGCCTCTAAATTGCCTATATTGTTACGAAGAGCATGAGCATATAGATCTTGTTCACTAATGTCTGCTGAATACTTATCGCGCAGTCCTTGCATATCTTTCTGCAAATTCGACTGTCTGTTCGCTCGTTCTTGTTGTTCAATGGATTGTTCAATTCGTCGCAAGCGTGCTTCTTCTGGGTCCAAATCTTCAAATGCTTCCATTTCAGTGTTTTGGTTGCCCACAGAGGAGACTCCAAAAGCGTCAGACAATGCTGTAATAGCGCCTTGTGGATTCGCCTCTAATGCTTGAACGATTGCCTCACCTTGAGCCAATCTCTCGCGTTCGGATGCCAATTCTTGCGTCTTACGTGTGTAATCAGCCTGTCTTTGGTACCCATTCTGAAGTTCCTGTAGACTTACCATTTGGTCTTCACCATCTATTCTGACAGTGTAGTTGTCTCCAAGTCCTTCATTTGAAATTTCTGGATTGCTGTTTCCCAGTTCCATAGTTTCTGTTTCCATGTGGAATCCTTTCGGTTGTTCCTAGTAAATAATTAAAAGTGTCCCAAAATCATAGGTTTGGAAGATCCATACCCATTTGACCCTGCAACTGTGCCAACAACTCAGGTGGAACACCACCTGTAGCCTCAAACGCTGCACCTGCTGGTGGACCCATTCCTCCAGACATAGGAGGTGGCATCATACCCGCTTCTGGCGGCATACCGCCTTCAGGAGGCATCATTGGCTGTTGTTGAACTATAAATTTTTCAGGATTTTTAACCCCGAAACCGAAAGAAAGCACGTATCTTGCGAGTTCTGCAGGATCAATAATTGTTCCCACAAGAGGTGCTACAGCATTCATTAAAGAAATTGCTTGCTGGCGACGACCAGTCTCGTTAAGAGGCTGGGTTGAGCCGCCTTCAACAGAGAAGTCGTATTCGCCGAGAATGTCGTCGCGTGTGTAAGCGACAAAGAATTGTTGGTCATCTTTACCTGTTATACGGACCATTTGGTCACGAGTCATGTATTGCTGCATCAATTGGACAACTCGTCTGCCCACATCACCTATGCAGATTTCCACCATCGCCAATTTATCAGAAGCCCTAGCGTTACCAGCATCTGAGACTATCGCAGCCTCAGTTGCTGTACGACGTATTTCAGGCATTTGCCCACGAGCATATTCAGATACACCGCTTACAGTGTTTACATCGTTTTCAATGATTGAGGAATGATTATACATTTCAGGGGCTAAAGGAACTTGGGGAAGTGGAACAACCACTTCACCCAGTGGACGATTCTCGTCTACGACAGGAACAAATCTTCCATCATCGTCAGATTCAAGTGCTTCTCGCCCTTCAGGTCCGAAAGAACGCTCATGATAAAGATATTTACGTGCATATCGTTTACGATGGTTCACCATCTGAGAGCGTGTTTTGTTTAATTCTTCCTGTAGAGATTCAATCGCTTCTAAATCTCCCATAGGGTAAAAAGTATCTGGTATGTCATAATTCCGTAACATGACAAAAGGATGTCCAAAATCATATGGCATTGGAGTTGGATCAAGAAGATAATCGTCTGAACCTTCTGCACAAACAGATATTGTTCCTTCTTCTATATCGTAATATTCGTATAGTGTTACTCGCTCAACAAGATCCGAATAACGATCACGTTCGTCATCGTCTTCCCAACGGACTTTCAGCCCTGAATCAGCCTCAACGTTTAATCTAACACCCCTACGAAAACGCTTATCTGCCTTTACATCGGCAAGAGGTCGTACAATGCGTTGCGCTATCCACCGTGCGTCTTCTAAACAAGTTGCTTCAGGATCAATAAACATATCAAAAGGAGATATGCGTTCAACAAATGGCTGATCTTCAACTATTTCCATTTGTGAAGAAGGTATAGAATCTACTATTTCTTCATCTGATGGTAAATCCATTGCTAAATCAGGGTTTTGATATCCAAATTCAGATACTTCTTTTCTAGCATCAATGTATTGTGTGTTTAATTCATTTTCAGTTAATTGCCTTTCCTGCTCAACAAATTTCCAACCAACTTTTATCCAACCATGACCAATTATTAAGAAATCTTTTACAGAACGCCTGAAAGGTTTACGATAATTATGATGTCTCCAATGATAGTTAACTATTGATTCAACAAAAATAGCCCTGTCAGCGTCTTCAGCCCTGTTTGGAGTAACTGTGATCTTTGGATGATTTACAGCAATTGAAGGAGCAATCACATTAACTGTTGAAAATGCTAAATTGACTTGGATGCGATCTACGTCTGATCCCTGCATATGTGAGTCCCAATACGTGTGACCACGATACAAGTCAATCATACGATGCCATTTAGCATCGTATCCTTCATCATGTCGCCAACGTTTAGCCAAGTCAAGGCGTTCTTTAGCGGTTGTGTACCTATCCGTTTTAGATTTTCTTGCCATTTTATACCCAACGATTACCTACAGGAACAGGATCTTTACCCTGCGCCCTAGCATCACTAATAACTTTCTGCTCGCGTTCTTTCAAAGTCATATGTTGTTCTTCGGGTGGCAACTGAGAGCGTTCACCGCGCCCAGTTACGACCCTTATACCTTGAAGTTTCTGCCGCCACTCCCAAAGATCTTCTAACTCGTTGTCTGGAACAGCACCACGCTGTTCTATGACATAAGCATAGAACTCTTCTTTTGAAGCGTCAGCAGGAAGAATCAACGGCTTCTTACAGAACCGTCAGGTTGTTTTGAAGCAGGTTGTACGTTACTTCCAAGACCATGTTGGTTTTTGGGAGTCTGACGAGGTGCTACACCACTGGCTTTATCGCCTTTGTGCGCCTTATCAGTATCACCGCTACCAATTGTAGACTTCTGCGACCCACCAGGGCGAGCAGGTCCATTATATAGCATTGAGGTTTTGCCCAAAATAGGTTTTGCGCCAGCCCCAACATCGTTGTATTTAGCCATCCGACCAATTGCCACAGGAAACTCCTTTGTTAGTTGTCCTATAAGAAAGTTATACTGTCCCACGAGACAGGTGCGTTCCGATAGTATCATTATTTTGCTTACCTGTAGGTATTTGCCTAACCCACCAATCCAAAGTACCAGTATCGTCAATATTTTGCACGTATTCAGGGACATATGCGTACTTTCTCATCTGATTCGCTAACGCCAACGCCATCACACGGTCATCATAGGGCGAACCAGACATAGTGCCACGCTCATTACGAGTAAAAGTACGTAATTCAGCGACAGTAGACTCGCAATGGAGTATTAATTCGTCGTTTTTAAGGGCTCTAGCCAAATCATCAATCATTAAAGGCTTAGAAGTACGTGTAGTTTTCCAACCATACTCCTGTGAAATCCTTTCAGTGGATTGATTCAATGACCTGCTACGATACAAGTTAGGATACCCCAACTGCCTAAGAACAGTGATCGTTGTCAAACCGTGGTTGTTAGCCTCAACACAACAAAGAGCATTACCGTACCAAATACCCAAATTATGAACTTCATGTGCAAGTTCATCTGGAGGTATACGACCATGCCATACAGCCACTTGACGACCCGCTTTAACATCTATAACCTGCACACACGAATAATCACCATGACCTAAACCCTCAGCCGTATCAACACCTAAAACATATCCTGAATATCGTTCAGGTTTTTCCCAAATAGTTAAACTCATGTTCTAAACTCTAAGACGTTCGGTTGAAGTACGTGGAGATATCCCTCCACACCTTGTCTAAAGTGCTGACGCATATCATTAAGAACGTCAAGATCAAAGACAGGGTTCCCAGAACGAACAAATGCCTCTTCGGGATCTGTCGGATACTCTTGTGCGAGTTGCCACGGCAACATTGAATCCTTTTTGCCTTCATACCAAGAATTGTCCCTATCTTCCGAAGCCGACCAAGGAAAAAACATAGCATCAAACTTATTATTCCCCGTGGATGCACCATTCCATAAATGATGAAAAAAGTTACCTGAACCATTAGCAGTAGATAGCCCAATAATGCGACCACCGACATCGGCAACAGGCTCAATAGAAGCCCAAGCCTCTTCAGGATTAGGCAAAAAAGCCCACTCATCCACCACAATAAGCGTGGCAGACTCGCCACGCGCAGGGTCGGATGCCGAAGGCATAGACGTAATTTGGGAACCATTATCAAACCCCATTCTCTGTTGATGCTCCACAATAGACTTAGGACCGCGCTCAATAAGCCAATCAGGAAGATGCTTGAAGCCATATTTAGTTTTCCTCAGCAACAACACCGACTCACGCTCTGTACGCGACAAATCAATAATGTTCTGATCATCCCTGAAGAAGGCGAGCCAAAACTGGTGAGCCGCAACCAAAGTAGACCACCCGATCTGCCTAGCCTTCAACGTTAAAGAATAACGGTTATTATCCCAGCGTTTCAAAGCCTCAGCCTGAGCATCTCTCAACTCAAAAAGGACACGACCATGCGCAGGATGCGCAATATGCCAATAATGTTCTAAAAAGTATTTCTCATCGCGCTGACATTTACGCCATTCCGCTTCTTGACGCAACTCAGACAAACGACTCATAAATCACCTTTTCATATCTTGATAATACTCTAAATCAGTTTCCTGAACAAAGTTATCATAATCCCCTACCTCTTGAATAATAATATGCGTAATAGGCTGCGGGGCATCCCCCTCATCGCCAAACATTGTATTAATCGCCATAATCAAACCGCCCATAGCAGTTAAAACGGCGGCGATAGCCGTCAAAATTTTTGAAGCAGACACTACTTCTTACCCCTCTCATTTCTAATTAAGAAACAGCCCTTAATGTAGTTATCTCAGATTCCAACGCATCAGCCAACTCCGAATCAGACATCGTTGAAGCCTCACGGTCCTCAACAACAACCTTCCGCTTAGGAGTAAACTTCTCCACATACTGCAAATACAAAGAAGCAGCCTTCGTATCACCCGCAGACGCGCGCTGCCAAAGAGCGTCTACTACGCTCTGAACCCTTTCAGGGTTAACGTTTAATTCGGCAGCACGCCGATCCCACTCACGAACAAATCGTGCGTCACGTTTAATGCGACGTATAGAGTCTTCGTGTATGTCGTTTTCGGCTGCCCATGCTTTTTGCGTAGATGGGCTTCTATCTGGTCCTTGTAACAACCATTCAAGAAGATTCCGCCATTGCTTAGGCATAACTTTTATTCCAGTTTCAGGGTCAATTTTCCAACCCTTTCCACCACCATTTTGAGCCATAATAAATTCCTTCCAACTGTAGGCGCAGATGTCCCAATGGGACAGTATACCTATAAAGGGGGAGTGGTACTTAGTAAACGTTCTCCTAGCCAAAGCGTCGGAGAACGGTACTAAGCACAAGAAATATCGCATACAGCCACCAAGAGGTTAAAAACCCAAACGCACTGTCTATCCATATCTATACATATATAAATATGCGTACCCCCACCCCCCAAAGGGGGTGGGGGTACGGAGCAGCCACAAGCCCTTATAGGGGCTTGTGAAGTGGCAGCAGCAGTACTACGTACTAAAGTACGTTAGTACTGTTTTTTTCTGAACTTCGTTCAGCGCTGAAGTGCGGTTCGGCAGACTTTAACGGCGGCTTCACATGTACTTAGTACTTTAGTACTAAGTACATGTGTTTTTACAGAAGTCTTGCGGTACTGCAGGAAGGGAAGGTGCGGTACCATAGGACTTCTGGAGGACTTCAAACCCCAACTTTACAGTACTTTAGTACTGTACTTTTTGGCTGGCTGGCTGGCTGTTTTGGAATTACTTAGTACGTTTAGTACTAAGTAATTCCAACTTTTGGTTTTCTCATCTTTCAAGAACGCTTACAGCGTTCTTTGAAAGATGGATTTCGTTCAATTACTAAGTACTTTAGTACTTAGTAATTGAACGTTTTGGTTTTTTTTTCAAATACTTAGTACTAACAGTACTAAGTATTTGAACTTTTGGCTGTTTCACCAATAACTAAGTACTTTAGTACTTAGTTATTGGTGTTTTTTGTTCAATTCAAAAACTAAAGTTTTTGAATTGAACAGTTTGAGATTTTGGTTTGGGATTACTTTAGTAATCCCAATTTTTGGCAAAACTGACCACCACTTAGTCTTTGACTAAGTGGTGGTCAAATCCATGAAACCCTAAAGGGTTTCATGTTCTCCCCTTTCGGATTTTTAGTTCTTTACGAAGTGAAGAACAATAAAAATCCTAGAAAGGGGAGAAAATGAAAACACTTCAAATCACCGAAGCCGAAGTTGCTTCGCTTTTGGCTTTAG